GTTCTGGCCGTGGCTGGAGGAAGAGAAAGGAAACTGACATGCCTCTAATAACGAGACGATTGGAATTCGACGCAGGGCATCGAATACTTGGCCATGAAGGAAAATGCAGAAACCCTCATGGCCATCGCTATGTAGCAGAGATCTCCGTGTGGTCCCAGAGCCTTGATCCTTTAGGAAGAGTAGTTGACTTCTCAGTCATCAAAGAGGAAGTAGGAGGCTGGATTGAGAAGAATTGGGACCACACAATGATTCTCTCTAGACATGACCCACTCTTGAAATGCCCAGAAATAGAAAAAGCTGACAAGCCTCCCTACATAATCTTGCCGAAGCCTCCCCGTCCTGAGTCTCCCACAGCAGAAGTTCTAGCAGAGATTCTATATGATGTGTCCAAGCAACTGCTGCCTCCTCACCTAGAGGTAAGAAAGGTAGTGCTGTATGAAACTCCCAATTGCCGAGCAGAGTATCCGGATCAATAACCAGGAACCAGAAAGGCCAACAGACTCCGAATATATTGATGTGGTCAAGGTATTCTACACGATCCAAGGGGAAGGGCCATTCGCTGGAACTCCAGCTATTTTCGTGAGAATGGCTGGATGTGATTTACAGTGCAGACTCTGTGACGCAGACTACACGTCAAACAGGAAAGAATACCAGGTCAAAGAACTAGGCGAACTGATCAAACAGAAAGCAAAGAAGCATGGGAGCTCTCTAGTTGTCTTCACCGGAGGTGAACCATTTCGGCAGAAGAGCTTAATCCAAATCACCGAAGAGCTTCTTCCACAGCTGGATATTCAAATTGAGACCAATGGAACTCTCTTTCTTCCATTGGACTTTCAGTTCATCTCCATTGTTTGCTCCCCAAAGACCCCCAAGGTAAATTCAAATCTCGTCCCGGAAATCGATGCTTACAAGTATGTTGTCAGTCAGGGAGGAGTTGATAAAGAAGACGGGCTTCCTATATCAGTACTTGGACAACAGTGTAGAGTAGCAAGGCCTCCATGGAATATGGAAAAGTATGATGTCTTCATTCAGCCAGCTGACGAACAAGACAAGAAGAAGAATGCGCAGAATGTAAAGGAAGCCGTTAGAATCTGTTTGAAGCACGGCTACAGGCTGTGTCTTCAGACCCAAAAACTAGTAGGATTGGAGTGAGAATGAAAGCTGTTATATCTCTTTCTGGGGGCATGGATTCTACCACTCTCCTTGCTCAAGCGCTAAGTGATGGAAGAAAATGCTCTTGCGTTTCTTTCACCTACGGAAGCAAGCACAACAAATATGAGAACGAAGCTGCCAGAAAGGTAGCAAAGCACTTCAGAGTCGAACTCGACCTAATTGACCTTAGCTCGTTCATGAGTACGTTTCGAAGTGCCCTCCTAAAGGAACAGGGAGAAATCCCTGAGGGGCACTACGAAGCAGAGACGATGTCGCAAACAGTAGTTCCTGGAAGAAACATTATCTTTACTTCCGTCCTCTCTGGCTATGCATGGTCGAAAGAGATTGACGAAGTATGGATCGGGATCCACGCGGGCGACCATGAAATCTACGCTGACTGCCGTCCCGAATTCTTCAACTCGATGTCAAGAGCAATCGAGGCGGGGACGAATAGAAATGTAGAGCTCAGAGCCCCATTCCTGTCGAAGAATAAGACAAGCATCATCAAGCTAGGAAGGATCCTCGGAGTTCCATACGAACTGACACGGACGTGCTACAAGGACCAGGAGATAGCATGTGGTCGTTGTGGAGCCTGCCAAGAGCGGCTTGAGGCTTTTAGAAATAACGGTATCGAAGATCCAATCCCTTATGAATTCCGGGAGGCACTTCCTCGTGAGTAATATTGACATGAAGCAGGAACAACCCTCATTCAGCCATGCTCTTAAACTTGTTAAACAGTTGATTCATGTAATAGGGGATGATCCAGCGAGAGAGGGGCTCGTAGAGACCCCAGAAAGAGTAATTAGATCATACAGGGAGCTTTTCTCAGGCTACGGGAAAAGTCCAGCAGATATTCTTAAGACCTTCACCGAAGGTGCCTGCGATGAAATAGTAATTCTAAAGAACTGCGAAATGTACAGTTCCTGCGAACACCACTTACTTCCGTTCGCCGGTCGGGCTCATGTCGCGTACATCCCAGATGGAAGGGTGATTGGGATTTCAAAACTTGCTAGGCTCGTTGAAATCTTCTCGAGAAGGCTCCAGATTCAAGAGAGAATCTGTCAGCAGGTAACTGAAGCCCTCGATACATACTTGAAACCTCTTGGGTCGGCATGTATTATTGAAGCCTCTCATTTCTGTATGATGTGTAGAGGGGTCAATAAGCAGAACTCTGTTATGGTCACCTCCAGCCTTACCGGAGAGTTTAGAAACCACGAGGTGAGACAAGAACTTCTGGCTTTGATAAAGTAAAGACCATGTCAATTCTCGTGACAGATTCGATAGGGAAGATTATCACGAGATACTTTCCTTGTGTAACTACCAAGACATTTACATATGAACAATTAGAATTTCTTGCAAAGCCTCTTCTAATCTCACCAAGTATCTTCACAAGACGGATGACCTGCGTAGAGAATTGTGCAGCCTGCTGCTTCAGGTTCTCGCTCGATTGGCTTCCCAACGAGTTCAAAAAACTTCCCAAGAATGTAGCCAGCCACGCGTCAGCAAGAATGATCCGAATCAATGGAGAAGAGTTCAAGATATATTCGGACCTCCAGGAAGATAATAAGGATTTTTTCTGCAGGAATCTAGAACGAAGTAATGCGAGATGTCAGATCCATGGGGTTCATCCACTGTCGTGCGACTTCGAATTACTTAGATTCAAATCTGGAAAGAAGAGGAACTGGTTCGGTCATGCTCCGTTCGGAAGGGGATGGAAATTAAAGAGGATAGACGAGAAGTATGGAGTTCTTTGTGAATGGGAGAATTCCCACTGCACTGATGAATGGTTACAGGAGATAATAAGGAAGCTCAAAAGACTCCAAGACTGGGCCAATTACTTCCAGATCGAAACCGTCATACCGAATATAATAGAGTGGGTCAGCAGAGGTCCTCATGCTAGGGGAATAGTTCTGAACTCTAGAAGGAAAGGATTTGGATTGTGCCAGACGATGTCTCAGGATTGACTCAGCTAGGGTCGAAGGAAACAAAGTATGAATATATCAAACCATCTCCTAGTATCTTAGAAACATTTCGGAACCAATTTCCTGAGAACAACTTCCTCGTTCGATTGGTTTTTTCCGAATGGTCTTCTCTGTGTCCACGTACCGGCCAACCAGATTTCGGGACCATAACCATCGAATATGTACCTGATCAGAAGTGTGTCGAAAGCAAGAGCTTGAAGCTGTACTTCTTTGCTTTTCGAAATGAAGGTACTTTCATGGAGACGGTTACGAACAGAATCTTGAACGATTTCGTTGGGGCCTGTTCCCCAATCTTCTGTAAAGTCACGGGCAGTTTCAAGTCAAGAGGTGGAATCGTAATCGAAGTGGAAGCAGAGTATAGTAAGGACATCGATGAAGACACCGAAGTCAGCACTCAAACTACTGATGGTCGATAGTGGAGCGTTTGCTGTCTGGACAAGACAGAAAGAGATAAACTTCAGAGAATATCTCATGTTCTGTCTCGACCATCCATACTGCGACCACTATGTCAGTCTGGACGTAATTCCTGGAATTCCAAATAAGTCCTCCTCTAAGACCCCAACGATGATCGAGGAGGCGTGTCAGCAGGGATGGAAGAACTACCAGACAATGATTGAGGTTCTTCCGAAAGAGAAGATAATCCCTGTATTCCACCAGGGAGACGACATTAAATGGCTACACCGATACGTCGACTGTGGAACTCCATACATTGGAATCTCCCCAGCGAACGATAGGACTACAAAGCAGAGAAGAGATTGGCTAACGAAGAACCCTCTTGGGGGAAGAAGTGTCAAGAGTGTTATCACAGACTCGAGAGGAAATCCGATTGTCAAGACTCATGGATTTGCTGTAACCGCTCTTGCCTTGATGCTTCCAGAGGTTTTCCCATGGACATCAGTTGACTCTGCCACCTGGGGATTAACAGCAGGTCATGGATGGATAATGATTCCAAAGTGGGAAGATGGGAAGTGGAATTACAGAAAGGAGCCATGGAGATTAAGTGTTTCTGACACCTCTCCATTTAGGAAGAAAGGAGTCCATGTCGAAAATATCAGCAGGAACGGAGAGGTAGAGGAGTACTTCAGGAGGTTCTTGAAGGATCACGGAATAGAGATGGGGTCATCGGAGGAAAGAAAGGCAGAACCTGGGACAAAACTACAAAGAGGAAAAGAGAGGTGGGCAAGTAGAAAGAAGGAGAAATTAGTCTACGTTCATTCCAAAGGACTTGCGACCGATGATCAGGTAAGAAAAGCGGTAAATATCCGTTACTTCCAGAACACTGCGAGAGAACTTGGTATAAAGATCTACATTGCGGGCTTTGGAATGACCCCAAAGGTAGAGAGGATCATCGAGTATCGTCTCACCTCATACTTCGATATCAGTCAGAGTGACGCGATATACAATGAATCGTTCCTTCTTCATTACATTAGGAGGAGAAATGAGAGTAAGCAGAGAGGAATTTCTGGGGAAGCTTGAGCAGGTCAGGTGGGGAGTAGCCACCAGAGAACTGACCGAGCAAAGCGCTTCCTACGTATTCAGTGGGAACAAAATTGCCACATTCAACGACGAGGTCTTCTGCGAGGTTGAATACAAAAGTGGAATAGAAGGGGCTGTCCATGGACAGCCTCTCCTTGATCTCCTCAGCAAAATGAGCGAGAAGGAGATTGAAGTCGAAGTAAAAGAGAAAGAGCTTCTCATAAGAGGAAAAAATAACAGAGCAGGAGTCGCGATGGATCACGAAATCGCTCCTAGATTCACAGAAATAGAATCTCCAGATAAATGGACTCCAATCGGAGAGGAGTTCAGCAGTGCTATCGACATCGTTCAGTCCTGCGCCTCCAGAGAAGACTCCAACTTTAACCTCACTTGTATTCACATCCACCCAGACTTTCTGGAGTCGTGTGACAATTTCCAACTGATTAGATACCCTCTCAAGACTGCGATTAAGGAGAGGTGCTTGGTCAGAAAAGAGGCTGTGAGACAGATTGTTGGTCTTGGAATGTCTGAAATCGCTGAAGGGAAGGCTTGGCTCCACTTCCATTCCACTTCCGGTCTCAGGCTCTCTTGTAGAAAATGGATAGACGACTACAACGATCTGTCAGATATTCTAAATTTCGACGGGGCCAAGATTATTCTTCCTCCTGGGCTTCACGAAGCAGTGGAGAAAGCGGAAATCTTCTCGTCTGAAAATCCAGCAGACGATCAGGTCAGAGTAGAGATAAAACCAGGAGGTCTCCGGCTGAAAGGTCAGGGTGTGCACGGCTGGTACGAGGAGAGGAGAAAGATTGACTATGAGGGGGATGTTATCTCCTTCCTTATCTCACCAAGGCTGCTGGTGGAGATCACAAAGAGGACCAACGAATGCGAGGTAGGTCCTGGACGGCTGAAAGTAGACGCAGAGAAGTTTGTCTACGTTGCCTGCCTCGGAGCTGTTGACGATCAAATCTAGAGGTAATTATGCCCAGAGGATTCTTTCACGGCTCTTCCATTCTGAAGGAAAAAGACGTCGACTCTCTAGTTCCCAAGTGTGGAGCATGTGGTCTGAATAAAGGTTGTGGTTCTCCGAAGATGCCAGTTACCGGGGAAGGGAGGAGAAAAGTACTCGTTGTGGCAGAAGCTCCTGGCAAAGAAGAAGACCTTCATGGAACCCAACTAATTGGACCTGCCGGACAGGAGCTCAGGAAATATCTTCGAAAGGTCGGGGTCGATCTAGACCGAGACTGCTGGAAAACAAATGCTCTCATCTGTCGTCCTCCGAAGAATCGTACTCCAACAGATAGCGAGATCGAGTATTGTAGACCGAACCTTATTGGTACCGTAAAGGAACTAAAGCCGGAGGTGGTTGTGCTTCTCGGTGGGGCTGCTGTGAATTCCTTGATTGGGTCAATGTGGAAAAGAGATGTGGGAGCGGTTAGCAGATGGGTTGGATGGACAATTCCAGATCAGACATATAATTGCTGGATTTGTCCCACATATCATTCGTCTTACATTGCTAGAGAAGAGAACGAGGTTCTAAGTCTTTGGTTCTCAAGGCATCTGGAGGCTGCCTTCTCCCTAGAGGACAGGCCTTGGAATGAAACTCCAGACTACACAAAGCAGGTTGAGCTAATCTTTGATGAAGAGAAGGCAGCAGAGGTGATTCACTACATGAGGGATTTCTGTGGAATCGCTGCTTTTGACTACGAGACGACAGCTCTAAAACCGGATGTGGAAAATGCCCAGATTGTGTGCTGTTCCATAGCATGGGGGTTCGAAGACGTAACTCGGTGTATCTCATTTCCAGTAGGGGAGATTTCATCCAAGGCACTGAGCGAGTTCATTAAATCTCCGATTCCGAAGATAGCCTCCAACATGAAGTTTGAGGATAGATGGACAAGAAAGCTCTTTGGTCATGGAGTTCGAAACTGGAGGTGGGACACGATGCAGGCGGCTCACGTTCTAGATAACAGACCAGGAATCACATCGTTGAAATTCCAAGCCTTTGTGCTCCTTGGTTTTCCGTCGTATGATGAGTATGTTACTCCGTTTCTAGATGGGAGTTCAGTTACCGTAAACAGAGTTCTGAGTGAGATCAGGATTGATCAACTTCTTCTGTACTGTGGTCTTGACAGTCTGCTAGAAGTGAAAGTAGCTCTAAAGCAGGCCGATTCTTTAGGAGTAGCATTATGCTAGTACTATCAAGGAGGAAAGACGAGTCGATTATTCTAGGAGATGACATCCTCATTACTATCGTTCGAATCGATAAGGGGAATGTTCGCATTGGGATCACAGCCCCGAAGGAAGTCCCGATTCACAGAAAGGAAATCTACGACGAGATAAAGAGGCAGCAATCCTCAGGGGAGCAGAATTGAACGATGGCTACTCTAAAGGATGCATACAAACTGATCCATGAGGGAGCCCTGGCCCTCTCGAGGATAGAGTCTGCTGGAATGCGCATTGATGAGGACTACCTTAACAGAACTCTCGAGGACGTAAAGAGACAGATTAGACTCCTTGAGTCTGAACTGAAAGGGTACGAAGAGTTTGAGATTCAAAACAAGATGTTCGGAACCAGAACGAAAATAACGAGTAGACAACAATTAGCAACAGTCTTGTTCGAGAAGCTCGGTCATAAATCGAAATCGAAAACCTCTACTGGGAGAAAGCAACTGGATGAGACCGCATTAGAGGCAATTGGGACCCCATATACTACAAAATTCCTGAAGCTAGAGAAACTAAGGAAGCTAGAGAGCACTTACCTCCAAGGAGTTCTAAAAGAAACAGTAGACGGCTACCTCCGACCGTTCTTCAACCTTCACCTGGCCACTACTTTTCGGTCGAGTAGTGGCAGCCCGAACTTCCAGAACATTCCTACACGCGACCCCGAGATAGCAGAGAGGATTCGCCGAGCATTCATCCCCCGGGACGGTTATGTCCTAGTTGAAATCGACTACAGTGCCTTGGAGTTCCGTGTAGCCGCGTCATTCTGGCGGGACCAAGAAATGATATCCTACGCCAGTGATCCCAAGAAGGACATCCATAGAGATTGCGCGGCAGAAATCTTTATGTGCGAGCGTGAAGATGTATCAAAGCAGGCCCGCTACGCAGGGAAGAATATGTTCGTGTTCCCTCAGATTTATGGGGATTACTATATCAACTGCGCAAGATCGTGCTGGGAGGCAATGGAAAATCTTGATTTACGAATCGACGAAGTCCCGATGAGGCGCTGGATGGAGGTTAGAGGAATTACAGAACTCGGTGCTTGTAATTCGAAGTACCCTCCGATTCCGGGCACGTTCGAATGGCACATGAAGAAGGTCCAAGACACTTTCAATCGCTGGTTCCCAAAGTTCTCGAAGTCGAAGGAAGTCTGGTGGCAAGAGTACAAATCCAAGGGCTACTTCGACCTGATGACTGGATTTAGAATTCAAGGAGTTTACAAGAAGAACTTCGTCTTTAACTGTCCGATTCAGGGACCGGCCTTTCATCTTCTTCTCTGGTCACTAACGCAGCTTGTTAGATGGATAGAGAAGGAGAAGATGAAAACGAAGATAGTGGGTCAGATTCACGACAGTATCGTTGCTGACGTTCATAAATCCGAACTTCGGGACTATGTACAAAAAGCCAGGCAAGTAATGACAGAGGACGTCAGGAAGCACTGGGACTGGGTGGTGACTCCTCTTGACGTTGAAGTCGAGATTGCCGAAGAGAATTGGTTCGAGAAGAGGTCATACAATTCCGATGAGGATTACTAGAATGAATGAAGAAATGTGGAACCTGAACGAAGCCAGAGACAGATTTTATGCCGCAGCTGGCGGACGCGACCTCGTAGTAGAATTCATGCTCCCAGTAGCCGGATATGCGACTATTCTCGACATCGCTAGATTTCACATGAGATTCTCAAGTGATGACAAGATAGCTCTCGCTATACTAGGCAAGTTAATCGACGACGGAGTGAATGAGATAGAGACACACGTCAAAAGGTTCTGTTCCGAGGAGGAGTAAATGCCAGAAGAACTCTACAAGAAGTACAGACCGAAAAGCTTCAAGGATGTGATTGGACAAGACGAGGTAGTCCGATCTTTAATTGAGATGGGGAAATCCGATACGATTCCCCATACGATCCTCTTCACTGGACCTTCCGGATGTGGTAAAACTACGTTGGCTAGAATCCTGAAGGTCAAACTGAAGTGCTCCGATAGGGATTTCTACGAGATAAATGGTGCAGACGCTCGTGGAATCGAAATGATCCGCGACATTCGCTCAAGAATGTTCCTAGCCCCGATTGGAGGAGATTGTAGAATCTGGCTGTGCGATGAGGCCCATCAACTCACAGGCCCCGCCCAAGAATCGTTCCTCAAGATCCTTGAAGACACACCTTCTCACGTCTACTTCTTCCTCGCCTCCACCGACCCATCTAAGCTGAAGCGGACGATCATTACAAGATCGACCGAAATCAAAGTAAAGGAATTGACAGAACAGCAGATCATCGCTCTCGTGAATGACGTTTGTAGAAAGGAGGAGAAGGAAGTAAGTGAGGCAATTCCAAAGAAGATAGCAGAGATAGCCGAAGGATCGGCAAGGAAGGCATTAGTTCTTCTCCATCAGATTATCTCAATCGACGACGAGGAGAAGCAACTAGAAACCCTCCAACGAGCAGATGTAAAGAGGGAAGCTATTGAAATTGCACGGGCATTGTTGAATGACAAAACATCCTGGAAGCAAATGGCAGAGATTCTCAAGAATGTCAAAGAGGACCCGGAACAGATTCGTTGGATGGTACTTGGTTATGCCTCGAAGGTCGCCCTCTCGAGACCGGATCGAGCATGTGCCATTATCGATGAATTCCGAGACAACTTCTTCGACAGCAAGCGAGCGGGCCTTATCGCGTCATGTTACAATGTTCTCAGGAACAGCACGTAAGGACCGAATATAATGGCAAGACAAAGGAAAAATTGCCGTAAGAAAGAATACATCCCGAGTCACGAAGAGATCAGAGCTGAATGCCAAAAGCTCCAGTCACGATGGAGTAGGTTCGAGGAGAGGAAAAGACGAGCTATCGGTCGAAAGAGGGTTGAGCTGATGGTTTGTCATGTCGATTTCATAAGGTAAAAAGAGAATGGCAGAAATCAAGTACGGGATGGGGAAAACCATCAATCTTGGGAACTATGAGAACGTGAAGATCGAGGCATCTCTCGAAGTCTCATGCGAAGATTCCCAGATTGAAGAGAAGTGGGAAGAGGTAAAAGAGTTCGTTCATAAGAAGATTGAGGAGGCAGAATTTCAATGGAGAGTCTGAGAATCGACATTGATCGCTACCGGCTTGACGATGAGTGGATAGGACAAGCAAAGCAATATCTCACACATTCAGAAAAACTGGCAGAAGCTCGCCTATGGTTCGACACCGCCAAAACGGAGCTGGATCTGATAAAAGCAGAACTGGACCAGAAGATCCGGGATGATCCCGTTCAGTTTGGTCTGCCTAAGGTAACGGAGACGGCTGTGCAGAACGCTGTGCTTCTCCAGCCGGAGCACAAAGCCGCGGCAGAAAAGCTGAATCGATCCAGATACGAGATGGGGGTCATCCAAGCTGCTGTAGATGCCCTAGAGCATAGAAAGAGGGCTCTAGAGAACCTTGTTCAGCTTCACGGAATGCAGTATTTTGCAGAACCGAAGGCCCCTCCCGAGATGAAAGAGGAGATTGACCACGCACAGAAGAGAAAGATTCGTTCCAGATGGCTAGAATCTAATGATTGAACTGCTCAAGATAGTCGTCCCTATTCTTCTATTCCCTTTCATACTCTACCTGAGTGTGAAATTGGGAACGTACGCATTCTTCCGAGGTAAGAAACTGTTTCACGACGAATTCGGAGAGAAAAATGACTAGTGCAAAAGAGAGACGAGAGAAGAGGAAAGTAAGTGCCCGCCAGAGGGCAACGGACCACAAGACCGGCTTTGAGTCGATGAGTGTCAGATTGCCGGATGGCGTCAATTTCTGGCAGATCAAGAAGGAGGGGGTTTACCGAATCGACATTATCCCGTACGAAGTTCCAGAGGGGGCCAACAATCCGTACGCCGAGCCTGGAACACTTCACTTCGAAAGGACTTACTGGACACATCGGAACGTCGGACCAGATAATTCAGTGGTGGTCTGCCCGAAGAAGTCATTGGGTAAGCCCTGCCCAATCTGCGAGTACAGAGCAAAGATCGCAAAGCAGCCAGACACGGATGAGGATCTTCTAAAGGATCTTGCTCCTAAGGAAAGGCAATTGTGGAATATCTTTGATCACGATAATGTCGACTCCGGTATCCAAGTCTGGGATGTTTCCTATCACCTCTTTGGGAAAGCCCTCGATGCGAGGGTGAAGAACGCCGATGAGGATGAAGGCTATGAGTTCTTCGCTGACCCAGAGGACGGAATGACACTGAAGATTGGGATGGAAGAAAAGAACTTTGCCGGGAACAGCTTCTTCAGTGCCGAATCGATTGACTTCCGGCCAAGAAGGACTCCGATCGACGACGAATTATTGTCGAAGGCTGTTATTCTAGACGGAACTCTAATCGTCCACGATTACGAAAAGCTGAAGTCGATGTTCCTCCAGGCTCCAGAAGAGGCCCCAGAAGAGGGAGTTGAGAAGATTGAGACTGTCGAGGAGGAAAAGCCAAAGAGGATCCGGAAACCATCAAAAGTGCCGACCGCTCAGGAATTCGGGATCGAGAAAGGCGATACGGTAGTGTACAAGAAGCTTACCTGCACAGTCATGCGAATCTCCCCAGACGGAACCTCATTAACACTGATGGATGAGGACGATAACGTCCACAAAGCGGTCGGTGCCGATGAAGTAAAGTCCCTAGAGGAAGCAAAGAAATCTTCAGCTCCAACGAAGAAGTCGAAACCGAAGGTTGAAGAGGAAGAAGAACCTGACGTTGAAGAGCCCGAAGAATGGGACGCGACATGGGATGAGT